TTACCGGGGAGCATCCCTACTCCCTCAAAAAAAGGTGGGGTGGCTGATTGGAGATACCCTCCTCTCTCACCCCCATAAACGATTTCCATATTTGAAAGGCAAGGGGTATATTTGTTATAAAAAAAAGGCATGGGGGTAGTTGTAAAGGAGTCCTTGGTGGCGGGGGCTAACAAAAGGAACAGGGGGGTGTTTGCTGATTGTTCTTATGAGAGGGGGGACATAGTTGAAAGGTGTCCTGTAATTGTGCTTCCTGACGCAGACTATGAAAGGATAGTCAATACGGAGCTTGGCTATTATGTGTTTGCCTTTGATGGAGGTGGCTCATGTATTGTCCTTGGATATGGGAGTCTACCATTCTTATTCTCCTAATGTATATTGGTATGACGACGTAGAACGCAGGGAGAAGGTGTTCTATGCTTTGAGGGGCATTGGGGAGGGGGAGGAGCTTCTTTACAATTATGGTGGGACTAACAATATTGGGGAGGCGTATGAATTTTAATTTTTTTAATTAATTTTGAAAAAATTATATGTACATTTGTAGAAACCAACATGTTTTCAAATGGGAGACAGAATTACATATCAGAAATTGAAGAAGGTGACTTCCGACAGCTATGAGCTTGCAAGGAAGTACTATGGGCTCCTCTCTGTCCTTAATGGACTCTCATTGACGGAGAGGGAGCTGCAACTGGTGTCATACGCTTCTATAAAGGGAAATATTAGTTTAGCTGAGAATAGGCAGGAGTTTTGTGAGAAGTATGGGACAAGCGAGGCCACGATTAATAATATGGTGTCAAAGCTTAAGAAGGCCAGTGTTTTCATTAAGGCTGGGGGAAAGGTGATTGTCAACCCGCACATTGTCCCTAACTTTAAAGGGGACCTGGTTTTACAAATTACCCTTAGGAATGGAGCTGAAGCCCGATAACGTCCCTATAAAGGAATGGCTTGTAAAAGGGATTGCTGATTCCCTGAACATTCCTGAGCGTGTGGTCGCCACTATTGTCGACTTCCAGTTCAGTGAGGCAGGGGAGTCTCTTCTTACGTGCAACTCAATAGAGTTCTCTGGGTTTGGGAAGTTTATCTTCAATAAGAGGAAGGCTGAGAAGAAGTTGGCGAAGATAGTGAAAAGTAAGGAGTATTTGGAGGGGGTTATTGGTTCTCCCGATATAACGGAGCAGAAGAGGGTGAGTTCTCATTTCAAGTTGCAGATATATATGGCTGATATAAAATTGTTGAGGAATAAGCTATGAAAATAGAGATTGACAAGATTTATGAAGGGTGGCGCAATAACCTGTTCCCCCCTGAGAAGCTGAAGAAGGTGATTGGGTATGTCTCACGCAGGAGGAGGTATATTTGTGACGGGTGTGAGCATAATTCCAAGTTTCACAAGACTTTCAGGCCTGACATACATTGCATGTTATGCGGGTGTACGTTGAGTGCCAAAACCAAGTGTCTTTCATGTGAATGCCCTGCCACTCCGTCGAAGTGGAGGGCTGTTGTAAGTGAAAAAGAAGAGGAGGAGATGACAGATGAGAAAAAATGACAACATTATGCTGAGGAAGATATTCCTCGCGGACTTCATTGACATGCTCTGTGAGCTGTATGACAATGGGGCAGATTACGTTGACCTGATAGGCAGTCTTAGTGGGAGAAGGGATGAGATAGCCATACAGGTAAGGGAGGAATACCTGAGGGAGGATCTTACGGAGGATTATTTGAATAAGTTGATATAATGGCTAGGAGTAATTTCATTAATGCGGAGCTCGATTGGGCGAATAAGCAACTCGAGACCTGGAGGAAGTATGTTGATAACAACCCTATCAATGAACTTAAGGACAGGATTGAATGGAAAACCACCAAGACCGGAGGGGCTATACCGATGGTGATTGCTTCTATCGAAGCTCAAGGGAAGTTCATCCAGGAGACTATGAAGAATTACCTGGCACTGTTGGAAGTTGTGGATAAACTGAGGGAGAAAGAGGAGGCCAAGAAGGAGGCAAGGGGCTCTGGAACGGTGCCTCCTAGAATGCAGGGGAAATGGAAATGAGTCAGAGATTTGAATATACGGGAAAAGGGTATGTCGAAGCCTTGGCTTGGCTGAAGGAGGTGGGGGAATGGAAAAGGGTCCTCACCGAGGGATTCAGTTGTGATGGATGGTCTGTGATTCATGAGGCCAACAGTATATGGGAAAGAAAGAGCAGGGAAGATGGAAATAAAGAGCACTGAGTTTTTCAGGAACATGAAAAAGCTGCCTCCTCCTGGAACGGAGGAATTCAGGCAGCTCATTGATTGGGAGACGCAAAAGATATTGGGGGGAGTCACCATCGGGGGAGTGTATATCTCGGGGTGGCTCTATTGGCATCTTAACCATTGGTACATCAGGGTTGACGGTACTGACCAATGGGGGAATGACATAAGGGTGCCTGCCCTTCCCGATCTTAGGGACAATGAGTGGATAAGGGCGGAAATCCTGGAGGAATGCAGGAAGCAGAGAATGGGGTATATTGAAGTGGGGGCCAGGCAGGGGGGAAAAAGTGAAATGGAGGCTTCCTATTTCGGAATGAATGCCACAATGTTCAGCAACACCCAAAACCTGATAATATGCGGGAATGACAATGACTTGTCCCTTATAAAGGACAAGGTGGACTTCGGGCTGAGGCACATGTGGGAAGGATTGGCCATTCCAAGGCTTGATAAAACATGGAGGCTCAATCAAATCAGGCTTGGATATAAGAAGCCTGACGGGGAGGATGAAATATGGAGCTACATCATAATAAGGAATGCAAGGGATGGTAATGTCACCGAGGTGGCAGCTGGTGCCACTGCAAAGACGTTCATAATGGACGAGGTAGGGAAATACCCATTTGCTTCTGCATTCAAGGCTGGGGAACCTACCATTAAAGGGGAGAATGGATGGAGAACCGTTCCCATTTTGGTCGGAACTGGAGGTAGCTTCGATAATGGGGCTGATGCTGAGAATTTCTTCTACAACCCTGGGTCAAATAATTTTCTTGCCATAGAGGATACAGTTTCAGGAAGGAAGACGGGCCTCTTTCTTTCAGGGCTGTATAGAATGGATTGTAAGAAAGAGACTTCTCTTGGTTCATGGCTGAGGGAAGAAAGAGGAATGGATATAAAAGACATAACGGAGCTTGATAAAATTAAGATACGTGTTTCTGATAAGGAGAAAGCTCTCGCCACGATAGAGAGTGAGAGGGAAAATATGAAGCGTAATCCTGACAGGACTCTCTATCTGAAACAGATAATGTACTATCCTCTCACGGTAGATGAATGCTTCCTTTCCTCTTCGGATAATATTTTCGACATAGAGGGGGCGAAAAGGCAGAAGAATAGGCTTGCACAGGTAGAGAGAACAGGAACTCCCGTTGTCTTGTACCAGGATGAAGAAGGAGGGGTGAAACATGACTTCACGGATATGATCCCCATTTCACATTTTCCCTTGCAGACAGGTGACTCGAAGGACGCTCCTGTGATAATATACGAATTTCCTGTAGATAATCCTCCCTACGGACTGTATGTGGCGGGGGTTGACCCCTACAGGCAGGGAAAAGCACAGTATAGTAGTTCATTGGGTGCAGTCTACATATACAAGAGGATGCACGATATAGTTGGTGAAAAATACCAGGACATGTTTGTGGCTTCCTATGTAGCAAGGCCTGATAAGAAGGAGGTCTGGGAAGAGCAGGCCAGGCTTCTCATTAAATACTATAATGCACGCACCCTTTGTGAAAATGATGACATCTCCTTTATAGAATATATGAAGGCGAAGGGGGACGCACATTACCTGGAAAGACAACCTGAGTGGCTGAAGGAAATAGTTCCCAACACCACCGTGCAAAGGGACTATGGAATACATAGGTCTGCCGATAAAATCAGGGACTACTTGCATGCATGTTTCAAGAAGTACATGGAGGAGAAGGTGTACGAGGAGAAGGACGAGGAAGGAAACACAGTAAAACAAATATTAGGTGTGTATAAAATATTGGACCCCCTCCTTCTTGAGGAAGTTATTCAGTATAACGATAAGGAGGGCAACTATGACCGTGTAGTGGCGGCGGAGCTTGCAATTGCACAGGCGATGAGGATGGACCCCATATTCGGTAGGGTGAGTCAGGCAAAGGATGCAAGGGTGGCTGCCATCTATTCTGGAAGAGGAAAGCCGCAGCTTTTCAACGGAAGCAAAAGCATATTTACGGCAAGGAAGAGAAAATTATTTGTATAACATATATATAATGGTATGGATAACGAAATGAACCCCCCTCATTTGAGGAATTTGTTGAAGAACCCTGGATACTATGAGCCGGACATGGAGGACATAAAACTGGGGGATGATATAGTGATAGGGGAGTATGCTTCAAACAGGTATGGGGAGCCCACCATCAGATGGACAGAAGTGGTGGTGGAGGAACTGCCGTTATGGAAGGCGTTCCCTACAATGATGTTTTACAGGAAAAAACTTAATAAATAAGCAAGATGGCTATCATACGTTACTCAAAAGACCCAACCATCAAGTATGCCTACCTGAATATCTTTCCTGACCAGTTCAGGACAGAGAAGCAGAAGCAGGACGAGACTTGGATAAAGAACACAATGGATTATTTCGCTAACAAGGCTTATGCGGAATATACCAAGAACCGAAACACCTTTGTCAAGAACTATGACCTGATGAAGGGCATATTGAGAAGGGAGGACTTTTATGAGGAGGAGGAGGTGAAGAGTTTCACGGAGATGCTCACTGAAGACCTCGAACTCCCTGCCTATGTGAAGCATTATTCGATTGTCACCACTCCAATCAACGAGCTTGTGGGGGAAATGTCCAAAAGGCCTGATACATACAGGGTGAAGGCATTCGACGATGATAGTCAGGCAGAAGAGCTTCAATATAAGACGGAGCTGCTTCAGGAATTTGTCGTTTCCCAGGCTAAACGGAGGATACTGGAGAAAGCTGCCATGCAAGGCGAGGAAATCCCTGATGAGGAGCTTGATCAGATGACGATGGAGGAGGTGAAGGACCAGCTTGACAGTTATACTTCTGTTGCAGAAAAATGGGCCAATCATGTGCTTACCTGCCAGAAGATGGATTTCAATGTAAAGGAGATGTCTGAGGACGCCTTCAGGGACCTGTGCATATCGGCAAGGGAGTACTACCATATATATGAGGACAATTCAAAGCTCGGATTCAATGCAGAAGTGGTAAACCCGAAGAATGCCTGGTTTCTGACAGTCCCTGACAGGAAATATACCTCAGACCCTTCTGGAAGGGCGAAAGGGGCGTATGCAGCAGGGACTGTTCAGATAATGGAGCTTTCGGAAATAATAGAAAGCTGCCCTGACATTACAAAGGAGGAGATAGACCATTTGCGTTCCTCTTTGGAAGATTATGGACTCATCAACGTAAGAGAGTCCAACCTTGGCAATCCTGACATCACCCCTGGAATAGACAGTATTAAATATGACACCTATGACCCGCTTGTCCTTCAGGAGAGGATGCTCATAGAAAGCGAGATGAAGGAGAACAACGACTCATTGGTGGACTTCCTGGGACTCTCGTCCAATGTCTCTGCATTCGGCTACAAGTATGTGGTGGTGAGGGCATATTGGATATCGAAGAGGAAAATCGGGAAGCTCGTCTACCTTGATGAAATGGGCAATGAGCAGAGCATGCTTGTTGATGAGCATTACAAGAATGGGACTATTCCCACTCAGATTTCCCTTGAATGGGGATGGGTGAACGAATGGTATCAGGGGGAGAAGATAGGGCCTGACATCTATCACGTAAAGCCTTTCAGGCTGTTAAGTTATTGTCCTCTTATAGGCACCACGTATGAGGTGAAGAACACCGAGGCCAAGAGTCTTCTGGATATGATGAAGCCTTTCCAGGTCATATATAATATATGTATGAACCAGCTGTTCGAGTTGCTCAGGAAGGAAATAGGTAACGTGGCTTCCATAAACATAAGGCGCATTCCAAAGTTGAAGGATGGGGATGACCAGGATGCCATTGACATGTGGGAAATGGAAGCAAGGGAGAGAGGGGTGGTATTTGACGACGACAGCCCTGAAAACACCAAGGCCCCTGTTTCCAATACCAGTATAGCGAAGAATATTGACCTTACAAGGACAAACGAAATTCAGAGCAGGTACAATCTCGCTGTACAGATGAAAAACGAGTGCTGGGAGCTCATAGGCATGTCGAAGCAAAGACTTGGATCAATTTCTGCATCAGAGACGGCAACTGCCACCAATACAGCCGTACAGCAGAGCTACTCACAGACAGAACCCCTGTTTGTCGCTCATGAGTATGTTCTTGGACAGCTCTATCAGGCAATCATAGATGCTGCCCTCTACGTGGAAAGCAGCAAAGAGCAATCCACCCTCTCCTATATAACAAATGAAGGCGAATCTGCTTTCATACAGGTAAATGGAACAGACCTCAGGTTCAGAGACCTCAAAGTATTCCCCACCAATCGTCCTGAGGATACCCAGATGTTCAACGAGCTTCGTCAGCTTGCACAGGCTGTCATCCAGAATGGAGGAACCCTCTATGATGTCATTGAACTCTACTCTACCAAGTCGATGAGACAGATGAAGAAGACTTTCAAGGACTTGAGGGACAGGATATGGAAACAGCAGGAGGATGCACAGAAGCTTGAACAGCAGAAGCTTGAACAGGCTCAGCAGATAGCTCAGGCTCAGATTGAGGAGGCGGCAAGGCAGAAGCAGGAGGAAATGGCCAATGACAACTATCAGAAGGAGCTTGATAGGATAAATAAGAAGGAGATCGCAATCATACAGGCCACTGGATTCGGTAATGTGGAAAGCGAAGATGTCAACCAGAATATGGTGCCTGATGTGATGGAGGTGAGCAAGCTGGCCGCTGAAGAGAGTAGGGCTGCAAAGGACTACCAGCTCAAGATGGCTGACATACAATCCAAGAGCTCGCAGGCCCTTCAGAAGATGGAGCTTGAAAAAGAGAAACTGAAGGTGGAAAGGGAGAATATGAAGAACGACCTCCAGATTGCAAAAGTCAATGCGAGTAACAGAAAAAGTGTAAAGAAAAAATAGCAATGCTATATTAACTGGAAAAATGACTACGTAACATAAATATTGGCTGGTTTATAATTAATTTTGTTATAATTTTACTTCAAATCAACTTAATAACTACATTATGGCAGAAAATTTAGATAGTCCTGGTGGATTCGGTATTGAGGATACCATAGAGATGGGGGTTGGAAGTCAAGAACTTCTCAAAGATTTTTTCGGAGCTGAGTCCTCTGGAGGTTCACCCGATGATCTGGAACCCATCATAAAAGAAGTGAAAGACGAAGAAAAGCCTACACCTCCTGTAAAAGGCAAGGTACTTCCTACTGATAAGGAAGGTGGAACTCCTAATCCTCAACAAGTTATCTCCAGTTTCCTTCAGAGCGGAGAAGAAGAGGAAGAAGGGGAGGAAGGAGAAGAAGGGAAAGAAGAACAGTCTGGTGCACAGACAGCAACAGCAGAGAATATTGATGCAGAAGAAAGTCCTTTTGTCTCTCTCTCCAAAGACTTGTTCAAGCTTGGCGTATTCAACCTTGATGAAGATGAGGAGGAACCGCAGATAACTACTGGAGAAGAATTTCTTGAGAGGTTTAATGCTGAGAAGAAGAAGGGTGCCATTGAAATTGTTAATAATTTCATAGGCCAGTTCGGCGAGGATTATCAAAATGCATTTGATGCCATATTTGTCAAGGGCGTTAATCCCAGGGATTATTTCGGCACCTACAATAACATAGTCAATTTTGCTGAGTTGGACATGACTAACGAAGAAAATCAGGTGACTGTTATGAAGCGTGCACTGAGTGATCAAGGATTTGAGCCTGAGGACATTACAACTGAAATTGAAAGGCTGAAGAATTATGCTGACCTTGAAAGCGTGGCCACCAAGTATCATAAGGTACTTATTAAGAAGGAGGCGGCCAAGCTGAAGGAGATGGAAGAGGCTTCCGAGAGGGAGTTGCAGGTGAAGACAGCCATAAAGAATCAGTACATTCAGAACGTCAGTACTGTACTACAAGAAAAAGTAAAGGCTAAGGAATTTGATGGCATACCGATCAATCCAAAATTAGCCGCAGAACTACAAGACTTCCTATTGGTGGATAAGTACAAGAACAAGGCAGGAGAAACCCTTACGGATTTCGATGTCGCAATTCTTGAACTTAAGAGACCTGAGAATCATGCTATGAAAGTTAAGATTGCTCTCTTACTTAAAGTGTTGGAAAAAGATCCTACTTTATCTACCATCCAGAAGAGCGGGGTAACTAAAAAGACCGATCAGCTCTTTGGGGAAGTCGCAAGACAGGTAAGTAAAGGAAAAGCAGGAGGAACGACTCCTCCTAAGAGAACTTCATGGTTTATATAACAATTTAATTTAAAAAAGATGGCAATTCAAACTTTACCAGGGTTAACTGGTTTTATGTATGCTCGGGTTTCGTCGATGGATAAGCGTGCTGTTGGCAAGCTTACCGACGCTAACCATTTGGAATCGTTCCACATGACTGAACCTGCTGACTATGACAAGAAGATCATCAGTCTTTACACGCAGAGTTCTCTCTACAGTAACGACTTCCTTGACATGATCAACAAAAGCACTCCGTATTACATTGATAATGCGAGTGATGCTTGGAAGTGGGATGTTCAGGTCCCCTACAAATTCCCGAAAATTATTGACATTCCTGCCTCTACTCAGGCTCTTGATAAGCCTGGTATTGACGGTCAGGAGTTTCAGGTGGTGCTTGATACCAATGAGTTTGCTAAGAACTCCATTGTATCTGTTGGCTCCCGTCAGTATGGCCCCAGGTGGTATGTTGTGAAAGATCCTCTGCCTTGGAACAGGGGATTCATCTATTCTTTCACTCTTGTCAGTGACAATCCTATTGTGGACTTCGTTAGCTCCACCTTCCTCCAGATTGGACTTGATGTCGAACTGATTGATGGTTCGATTGGTGAATTTGACCAGGATCTGCTTGGCCTTCCCCGTATGGGTGAGAAGATCACCATGTTTGAAACCCTTGGCTCTGGCTATGGTTTTGAACATCTCATCACCGACTGGGCTGACGCCAAAATGCTGAGAGACAGCAACGGCAAGCCTCTCGACCTTCTTATCTATGCTCCCCAGCGCAGGAACCAGCTTCCTCTCACCAGGAATGACGTCAAGTGGGAACCCTTCATCGAATTCTGGATGCGTAAGGCTATGCTTGAGCTGAAGGTGAAACGTATGATATGGAGTAAGCCTGGAACTGCCAAGTCCAATGGAAGCAAGCAGGAAGTGAAACGTCTCTCCGCTGGTGTCTACCACAGGATGCGTAATCATGGAAACCTTGTCCAGTACAATAGGGGAGAATTCTCCGCCAATCTTGTACGCTCGGTATTCGGTGACCTTTTCTACAGGCGTGTTGATGTGAAGGACAGGAAGGTGAAGATGTACACCAATGAGGCGGGGTTCGATGTATTCCAGCAGGCTTTGAAGGCTGATGCCCTCAATTCTGGGCTGACTTTCGTGGCAGATAGCGGAAACCGTTATTTGCAGGGTGAAGGGCAGCACATCACCTACAACTTCGCGTTTGATGCTATGGTGACCCGTGAAACCGGAAGGGTTGAACTGGTTCACCTGAAAGAACTCGACCTCCCGCAGACCCAGCTTGAGTTTGGTCAGAACAAGAAGAGTACTCCTGTGTTCTTCGTGTTTGATGTTTCTCCTGGCAGCGATGGTTCTCTGGTCAATAATATCCGTGAGGTGAGGATAAAAGAACGTCCTTCGATGACTTGGGGATATATTGATGGTACTGCTCATCACCTGGGCTTTGCAAGGAGCCAAGGTATGAGTTCCGCCAATAAGTTCCCGGGCTATCAGCTTTGGATGAAAGACAGATGCGATGTCTTCATTGAAGACCTTTCCCGCACTGTTTTGATTGAGGAAATTCCTCAGTTTTAACATATAGAGAAAAAGCTCCCTCCTACTTTAAGGAGGGAGCCTTCTCAAAACCAACAATAATTAAATAACTACATTATGGGCAAATTAGGCAAAATCTCTACGATTAAGAAGGAGTATAGCAGTTCAGGGATGCAAACAATGCAGGGTGGACTGGCAGGTAAGGGAATGACCAGGATTCCTGGCACAGGAGTGTTCAAGTATCCATATAAAGAATTGGACGGCAAATATAGGACAGGACTTGATCCTGATGCCGCATACATAAAAAGGATACAGGACCCTACTGAAAGGGAGTTGGAAATTAACAGAGTGAAAGAATTAAGAGACAGGCTTCAGGCAGCACTCGGTGACATTGATCTTGGACCAAGGGCTCCGTTCTGGAACTATGCTCTATCCACTTCCACCGAAGACACTCTTCACGTTCAGCCTTACAAATTGATGGATGGCGATAATCATTTTGACCTGTCCATTCCTTTTCAGGAACTGACATTCGCTTGGCTAAGGGTTCATCCAAGCATCGCAAGCAGCTATCAGGCGTGGGAAAGAGGGGAATATCCCGCTGACACACAATTCTATGTTGCTGACGATGAAATTGAGAACGCAATAGTGTACAAGAAGAAACAGTTGATAAACAAGGCTATCAGTAAGTTTGACAGCATGACTCCTGCAAAGAAGAGGAAAGTAGCGAGATTGCTTGGACTCCCCATTACGGAGAACACTAAGGATGAAGTCGTATATAATGAAGTGGACAATGTTCTTAAACAGACAGAGTTTAAGTCAGGTAAGTACCAGGGACTTTCTACGATTGAGGTATTCAATAGGTTTGCCGATATGAAGGAAGATTTGCTCCATGTGAAAGATTTGGTGAAACAAGCCATCTCCTATTCCATATACAGGGTTAAACCCAATGGCAAGGTGTATGAAGGAGAGTATGAAGTCGCAACTGATGAGGAGGAGGTCGTGAAAATGTTGATTGATGACGATAACCAGGACATGCTCCTCACTCTTGAGGCTAAATTGAAATCGAAGAAATTAGCTGAAGTATGATACCTGTAGATAGCTTGTTATATAAGATAGACCAAAAACTAAATAAATTATCTACTAACGAGCATCAAAGGATACAACTTGAAGATAAGATACTTGCTCTGAATGAAGCCCAGCTGAAGCTGATAAAGCAGAAGGTTAACGGCTTAAGTGTTGTAAGTGGACTTGGTTATGACGCTTTCAAGAAGCGTTATGAGGATCTTCAGATACTTGCTGAGAACTATATAGATCATCCCCTCATTCCAGAGGAGACTGATAGTAACATTAATCAGTGGTCTGTTGATTTTACTACCCTTGATCCTACCTATATGTTCTATCTTGACAGCTATATATTGGCTGATAAAGGTAAATGCAAGGATAGGATAATATGGATAAACAGTGAGCTTACAAAGCATGGCGATTTACAGTTTCTGTTGAATAATAAACATTATCAGCCATCCTTTGAATATCAAGAAACTTTTAGTATCTTGTCATCTGATAGTATGAGTGTATTCACTGATGGTACATTCACTCCTACGAAACTATATATCATGTACTTAAGGTATCCGCTTTACATTGATAAAGCAGGATATGTTAAGTTTGATGGGACGGATTCCGTCGATCAGGACTGTGAATTAAACCTCTACCTTGAAGATGAACTCCTCGATTTGACTGTCCAATCCCTTGCTATGTATACTGAGAATGCTTCTGCTGTGCAAAGTGCACAGTTTAGAATACAGACAAATGAATAATTAACAATTTAAAATTTAAACAAAATGGCAGATTTTTCTTTGACTACACTCTTCGTAGTGCCGACAAGTCAGACAGCTTTGCCTGCAACTGACAGTATCTCTACGCAAGACTTAACTGCGGGTCAAGTGGGAATATTCGCGCCTGATTACAAGGCCACCACGACTCCTGGAAGTGAAGAGTATTTCTACATTGCCCAAGGTAGGGAAAACACTTACCTTCAGGGCACTAAACGTTCTGACAAAATCAAGGGTTGTGGTGTTTCGTCTCCTTGCAACTCTAATGTTACTGAATGGTATAAAGTTGGTGGTTGTGGAACTCCCACCAATCAGATTATTCAGATTAAGGACTGGACTGCAAAGTGTGGGGATGTAATCACCATTACTTTGCGTGCTCACTCTGCATACCTTGATTCTCTCTATTTCAATGGGTTAACCCGCAGTGTTACTGTTCAGGTCCCCTGTTGCGAATGCGGTGAAGATCCTTGCACCGAAGTTGATTGTGATACTCTTCTTGACCTTGTCATGGAGAAGCTCACTGGGTATAATGTTACCGATGGTGTGATTGACTGGACTTCCCCGATTTCCACGGCTGAAGTGCCTGATGATCCTTTCACCGTTAGTCTAAACACCTATTTCACTTTCTCGAAGGTGACCGTAAGATCGGGAAGGGCAGGCACCCTTGGTGATGATGATTGTGTCCTTCAGATTGAAGGCAAACCTCTCACCAAGTTTGGTGTTCCTTGCGACGTTGCTGCTTTCCCGCATGAATATGACAGGATGTGGTTCAGAGCTTTCGTGTACAACGGACCTGCTACTACGGCAGACTTCCTTGTTACCGATGCTTGCGAACCTGTTGCCACTGTCACTACTGTTCAGAATTCCACCTATGCCACTGGTACTTACGAGGAAATCAAACAGCTTGAAATAGACTACCATAGCTATCAGGCTGGTTATCTGAAACACCTCTACAGATGGGCTGGGTACAACCAGAACTTCGAGAGCTGGGCAGAAAGCGGTAAGGTTTATGATACCTTCTACATCAAGTTCAACGAGTATTTCAGGGGTGCTTACAACTGGGGAGACTATGTTCCCAGAGACAGCATGGTGATAATTGCTGCTGAAGCAGGAAGTGCTTTCAGTGCGGCTCTTGAAACCGCTCTTGAAACTGCTCTTGGTACAGTAACTGCTGATAACGTGTGTATCACTACCACCAGCACCACTACTGCTGCTCCGGCTACCACTACGACTACAACTAGTGGACGTTAGTATATAATTGAATAAATTGATAAATGAGCCAGGGGAAGAGGAATCAAATCCTCTGGCTCTTTTTATTCAAGAGGATGGCAGATTTAAGTTTAGATATAGTAGTACTTCCTACCTATAATAAGTACAATATTGCTGTGGTAGATAATTCAACCTACCCGACTAACCCTCCTGCCCCCAATACTCCCTGGATAGAGATTAATATTCCTGGATTTTCCACATATTCAGGAGCATTCGTACCTGCTGAGGCCAATGTCTATAATTCCACTGACTTCGGCTTGACTGAGGACACCAATTATGTTGCTCTTCCCGATGGCATCTACCATATAAGATATACTAACAATCCTGCATATACATATTATGTGGAGAAGAGTATAATGAGGGTGGAAAAGATAATGGAGCTTTTTGACAGCGTTTTCATGCAACTTGATATGATGGAGTGTGACAAGGCCATCAAGAAGCAGTCTATGGTGGAGCTTAACACGATATATTTCTTCATACAGGGAGCTATTGCTGCGGCTAATAATTGCGCTAACGTACAGGCTGAGAAACTCTATGCTCAAGCTTATTCAATGCTTGAGAATATGCAATCAGGGAACTGTGGATGTTCCGGTAATAATTATTACATAAACTTTCAATAAAATGGGCTGTAAACCGACTATTTGCTCAGTATGCAAGGGTTCTTTCCCTGCATGTCAGATTAAAGATGGGAAGTGTGCAAGTTGCAGGGCTAAAGAAGCAGCTGCTGTTCAGAGCAAACCCGTAACACAAAAATAAAATGTATACAAGATTAACAACTTGTGGCGAATGTGCAGACATTCAATCTCTTATAGATGATATTGATTGCAAACTTGCAAAGATGGCTGGCAACATGTACAATAATATTACATTGATGCTTAGTCAGCCTGTAAATGCAGAAGCAATCATATATCTGATGAACTACAGGAGAATATTGCAACGTAAATATTCAAATCCTGTATACCTGAGCAACTATACTTTGAACAGTATTGCTGCGAGAGTTAAACTTTTAATATTCAAACAATGAGTGAATGTAGCGGATGTTTCAATGGATGTTTGGAAATCCATTCAGACCAATGCATAAAATATACAGGACTTCCTGTTCCTGAATTAGGGATAGAAACCAATGATTCCCTCTCAAGAGTGATAGAGCTTATTACGGACTTCCTTAACGATGGTGAATATGCCAAGTATTGCAACAGAATGGTTCCTTATGAAATAGTAAGGTATTATGGAAGTCTTAGTAATTTCTCTCTCTCTGGAGCAGGAATTGACAAGTGGGAAAACATCTATCTCTGTAATGGGGCGAATGGTACTCCTCTTCTTAATTCTGGAAGTACATATTATATAATGTATAAACCTTCTTGACCATGAAAATCACAGATTATTTTAAAACTCTATTTAAAGCCATGTTAGGTAATATAACGTCAGATGATATCAGTTATTCAGGTCCTCCGCTGCCCTGTATAGGTATTGAGAATTGCGATACTCTGACTTCTGCTATACAGAAGATAGAGGCTGCTATATGTGAAATACAGCAAACTATAACTACTACCACTACAGTTTTTCATAGGCCTGAAGACGTGGTTAATGTATATTATACCACTAATGTAACCTATGCTAACGGTATAACAGTTAATATAAGTGAATTGACGCCTGTTGCTGCATGTAATGCTTTGACTGTTCAATGTGCATCTTCACATACTGTATCTTCTTCAGGAGCATGGGGACAAATAACAAACTTTCCTCCATCAGGAGATGAAATAGCATATTTATATGCTGATGATAGTACTAATGTAGTTGCTGATGGTGTTTACATGATACGTCTTAAGGTAAGAAGTACTTACTCGTCTTCGCATATAAGATACATATGCGAAATTGTGGACGGTGTAGTTGTTTCAGTTACAACTTGTGAAGTGAACCCCACTTAAACTGTTGAAAATGAGTCCAACTTGGCCATATTACTTGCCTGTCAATCCATGCTGTACACCAGTGCCTGCATGTACACCACCTTCATGTTGTCCTGAACCTTGTGCAAGTCCCTGCTATGCAGATCCTTGTGCAGATCCTTGCCACATCATAGGAAGAAGGACTGACGATTTTGCTTATAATGGTACAAATCTTCCTTGCACGGAGATTGATGAATGTGATACATTGACGGTAGTGTTGCAGAAAATAGAGGAGAAGATATGCGAATTGCAGGCTCTCCTTATTCCTACTACTACCAGTACAACCAGTTCAAGTACTACTACTACCAGTACTACTATAATGGATTGTAGTATTGATGGTCATGCAATTCAGATAAGATGATAATTAAAAATCAATAGATATGTTAGTAAGTGTAATAATAAATTCGATGGGTAGTGCAGTTGGTCCAAAGATTAATGTAATTGCCATGCCTAGTGGTATAATACCTACTGGACCGGATGATGCCAGTTGTGTAGATCCTGGTTATTTTTCTGTAAGTAGGGTGTACGATGTACCTAATGATACAACAAGTATAATAATACGAAGTGTTGAATATAACTGTAGTACTCCTGGTGTTTGTAATGACTATAAAATGGATATATTGCTAGCTCCAACTACAACCAGTACTACAACGACACCTGTTGCCCCTTCCACCACTACAACTACCACAACAACCACAGGTGGAGCAACACCTCCAACTACAAGCACTACAACAACTGGTACAACAAGTTCAACAAGTAGCACTACAACGACAAGTACTACTCATGAACAAGATTGTGAAATTGAAGCTAATATGACATGTGATAGCGATTGTAGTATTGAAGCTAATATGACATGTGATAGCGATTGTAGTATTGAAGCTAATATGACTTGCAGTTAATATATTAAAAATAAAAAGAAATGAACGTAACAATAACATTTACAAGCGTAGGAGCAGACATAACTGGTCCTTTTGATCTGTATTCTAATACCGATCCTTATCCTGGAGGTACTCCATTTGAAACTAATGTTTCATTAGCTAGTTTTGCTACACCGGGTTATACATCTACAAATGCTCCAGCAGGAACAACAGAAGTAACTTGTGTAGCTACTGTAGGTTGTGGACAGGTTCTAGTCTCTTGTGACAGTACTACTACCACTACCACTACTACGAGTGGAGGAACACCTCCCACTACAACCACTACAAGTACTTCGGGAGCATTTGATTTATATCAGGTGTGTGTTGGTATAGATGATGTTCGTAGTGGTGATTATGTCTATACGTGTTATAATCCCATGTGGATGTGGATGAGGCATACTTCCAGTACATTAGGCGTAGGTGCTCAATTATTCGATGATGAGGAAATGACCACTTATACCAAGGGAGCTGGATATATTCAGCAAAGTAGTTCATCTGTGATCTTTACAATAAGCTCTGGAGGTTTTGTAGATATTGAAACAGAATATGGCTGTAGCGGTCCTGCTGTAAGTTGTGCTACTTCTTCTTCTTCTACCACTACCACCACAAGTACTACAAGTGAACCTATCTGTACTCAGGTGTTGGATAATGGCAAAACCTTATTTGGATATTCGGCCAGTTCTGCTTATAATGCATGTCAAGCTGAAGGTACTGTTACATTATATGGAGATAACGCAGCATTTACATCTGCCACTCATATTTATTCAGATAGCTCATGTGAGACAAATGCTAAAGCAGGATATTATTCAGGAAAGGGTTATAACTATGTAAGATTGTGGACAGGCACATCATTCGAGGGAGATGATATTTATTGTCCTACATTAACTACCACTACTACTATTATATCATGATAAAGTTGATAAAGAAATTTATAGAATGGATAAGGAGTTGGTTTAAAAAGCCAACTCCTCCATGCTCTCTTAAAGGAGAGATAAAGATCGTAAGCTAAAAGCTCTGTGTTTGTTGGTTTGGCGGGGCTCTCCCGAAGGGTCTTGTATCCTTCGGGAGTTTTAGTATAACCAATTGATTTTTCAAAATATATGCATATCTTTACAATAATATAAGTTTAATATGTCTACAGGCAGGAAATTAGTAAGCGATGTGCGTGGGATGCATAAATTGTTGTCTACTGACAGTTTAATAACAGACCGTGTTATATTCTCTGAATTGAAGAATAATGCCCTTCTTCTCATTAAGAGAGAAACCAACCTTCGCAGACTCTGGGCCACTGACACCATATTCACGACAATACCTTGCCTTGAGATGAAGTCTGTACCTGTATCAGAGTGCTGTGACTATGTAGATCCTTGTAATGTTGCAAGAAGCTGCCACAAAATCCCGGGAATAGCTGAAGGCATCTATCAGTATGTTATACAGGGAGTGTACTCAGTGAACGCTATGGGAGGAAAAGGTAAGAAGCTGAAGGAGGTAACAGCAAACAGGTATGCTAATCTTTTGAAGCTTCCTTTCGTAAAGAAGGAGGAGTATTATTGGATAAGCAATGATTACCTGTATGTGAGCAACCCTATGGTGAGGGCTGTCAGGTTAGTTGCATATTTTGAAGAGGAGGTCCCCGTTGATGTTCTTTTTCCTGAATGTGACTGTGGATCTAACGTTTCTCTTGATGAATTGTGTAAGAACCCCCTTGATAAGGAGTTTGCTTGCCCTGGATATCTGGAGAAACAAGTGCTTGAACTTACTTCGCAGAAACTGTTGTCAACATATTTTAGGATCAGTACCGACGTTTCTAATGAAGGACTTGATCAACAGGCACCAAATATTTCAAAAGCAACTAAATAATGAGGGTGAAGGTAGACTGGAGGGCTGTAAGCAAGGACAACTATCAGAAGTTCTGCGATAAGTACCCCAACATTCATATCTCTTTTATCGACTGGATGAATGTGATTTATTCATTCAACGAGGGTTTCAGGGACTATATGCTTGAGACAGGAGAGAGGGTGAGGATGCCTTCAGGATTTGGAGAGTTTGCCATAAATAAGAGAAGAAGGAACAAGACAAAGGTCTACAATGGAGTTGAACATATAAACCTTCCTATTGACTGGGTCAAGACCAAGGAGAAAGGGAAGAAGATATATCAGATGAACTATCATAGCGAAGGTTATTTCTTTGGTTGGCAATGGTTCAAGGATACAGCAAGAATAAAGTTCACGGACCTTTGGTATTTCAAGCCTCTGCGTGCCACATCCAG